TTGATCACAAAAAATTAATTAATAAAATAAAAAATTTAAACTTACCATTGTTGGTATTCAGATCTAAATCGGGTGGTGCACACGTATTTTGTTTTACAACAGTTCCTGTTGAAGCAAAACTAATGCGAGATAAGTTATTGTCGATTAGTGCAGTGTTAGGTTATGGTGGATCAGAAGTTTTTCCAAAACAAGTAGAATTAAAATCGCAAGATGATACAGGAAATTTTTTAAATTTACCATACTTTTCTGGTGATCAAACAACAAGATATTGCTTTAACGAAGAAGGTGAAGCTGTTAATCTGG